AATCTTTGATATTTCACCAGTTTTGGTTATTGCTACATTTCAGTGTGGGGATCACCCATGAGCCACTACATGACGGCGTTAGCAATGAAGCAGACGGGGCTGAAACCAGCCGTCAAGATCGTGCTTTATTGGCTGGCGGATCACTACAACCAAAGCACAGGCGAATGCTTTCCAAGCCACAAACGGCTGGCGGAATTGTGCGAGATGACGGATCGAAGCGTCAGGCTGCATTTGGATCAACTGGCCGAAGCTGGCTTGATCTCTGTGGTGAAGCGCACCCGTGACAACGGTTCGCAGACATCCAACAGCTACCATTTGAAGATGCGAACTGGAGATGATGGTAGGAAAATATTTCCTACCCCCTCGGAAAATATTTCCACCCCCCCCGTGCAAATTTTTCCTACCCTTAACCCTGTAAATAATAACCATGTAAATGAACCAGAAGAGTTAAGAGGCGCGAAGGCGCAGAAGCAACGCAAGCCTGAAATAGATCTGCCAGAGGGGTGGATACCAAGCGACAAGAATGTTCAAGACGCGATAGATCGCGGTTTCACAGCACAGGAGATCGAAGATGAAGCAGACCGATTTAGAAACTACCACCGCTCTAAGCAAAATCGATACCGCGATTGGGACGCCGCCTGGCGGACATGGCTTGGCAATGCGCGGAAATATAGAACCTCTGACAGAGGAAAAGGTGGACAAGGGTCTGGCATGGCTGCGGCGTTTGCCTCAGCTGCAGCAGACATCGTTGCCAGAAAAAGAAACAGTAAAGCGGATCCAGCAGACGTTAATGACTCCAGCGGATGGGGTGTGGATGCTTGCTAGGGTGGCTGCACTCCTGAGCCCATATTACGAAAAAGACATTCCACAAGCTGTTCGTAAGATGGAAGCAGAAGATTGGTTTAACGCCCTGCGTGAGTTTCCACAGTGGGCTATCGAAAGGGCTGTGCGCTGGTGGAAGTCTGATGCCAACGCAGACCGCCGAAAACGCCCGCTAGAGGGCGACATCGTGGCTCGGTGTAGGATTGAGATGGATGGCGTGGCATCGGCCTGTAAGGTGCTGGAAATGAAGCAGCGTGGAATAGAGCATAAGGAAGAACCGCGTGAACGCCTGACGGCAGATCGCGCTGCGGAAATCATGCGGGATGTTGGGTTTGGGGTGAAGCGCATGGAGTGAAAATAGTTGCGCTAAGCGCAAAAAAACGCTGTAACGCATTTTTTTCTGGTTGTAGAGTGAACTCACAAGAACCGCACAACAACAAAGGAAGAACCAGATGACCATGACCTGCACACTACCCACTGGCTATGCAAACCTAATCGGCTACACCGATGTTCAGCCCTTCGAAATCTTATCTGTGAGCCCGTCAGGCAAGCAGATCATTATCCGCGAAATGGATGCACATCGCCACCCAAACTGGATGCCAAATTTTGTAGCTGGTGGCTTTACTGCTAACTGCTCCAACCAAGATGACCAGCGTTGGTCCATCGTGCCCAACGAAGCCAATCCTGCAATCAAAGCCCGCCTGAGGGTCGATGGTTATTTCTGGTCGGCTTATGGCAAGCATCGTGCCGCTTCTGAGCCGCGCAAGTTTTACGACTACAACTTCTAAAATTGGGGGCTTCGGCCCCCACCACCCCTAACAAAAGGAAGAACAAAATGACCATGCAAACAAAAATCATCGGAGCTGAGTTTGAAGCAAATTGCGATTGCTGTGGCCGCGCACTTAAGGTTGGCATTCAGCTTTTGGGTCTTGGTGTTTATGGGGCAGACTGCATTCGCGCAGCAATGCCAAGCGACCGAAAGCGTTATAGCCAAGGGCGTCCTGATGCAGCCTCGCTCCGCACTTTTGCAAAAATTGCAGCGCGTGACAACGCTGACCAAATTGCGCGGATGGGTTACACGCAAGCCATGATCCTGAACATCAACGTTGATAAGCTTGCAGCCTGACACAAAGGTGACCAGCCCTGCGGGGCTGGTTTTCATCTATCAAAATGGGAGAGACTGAAATGACACGCACAATCGGCACAGTTCAGGAAGTCTGGAGTGGACGCTTACGCACGTTTAAAGTTATTCGCTGCGATTGTAGCCAAGAATTTACACTTTTTGACAGTTGGTCAAATGATTGCGACTGCGGCAGATCATACAACGCATCAGGGCAAATGCTGGCACATCGCAGCCAATGGGGCGAAGAAACTGGCGAACATTTCGCTTAACTGTAATCATATCAACCAAGGGAAGAACCAACATGACAAACCGCATTACCATTAAGCACCTCGACAGCAAAGTGGAAACACTGAATGACTTGTTTGGTTATGAACCAGAACCCTATGGGCCAAAAGGGGAAGATGGGCGCCATACAGTTAATGTAGGAACATTCGTTCTAGACATCAACGGACAGGGTTCTCGACTGTGCCAAATGGTAGGGTCGCAGGGTGGGCAACGTGATCTAACCTTACGCGGAACTGCTAGGCAAACCTATGAGGCTATCGACGCCTTTATCACTGGTGCGCGACATATGAAAAACTTGATAAGCGGAGAGAACTAAAATGAAAAGCGCTGGTTACATCATTGTTTGCAACAACAACATCATCCAAAGCGTTGCGCCAAGCGTGGATGAGGCTTGGACAAACCTTGTCCGCGATGTTGGGCCTTGGATTGGTCTGAACGGGGAAGAACGCGACCAAGATGAGGTTTTCACTTCTGGGATGTACAAAGTTTACCCCTGCACACAAGGTTTGATTGACTTTGTGGCTGATCGCGGTGGCGACATTTGGTGGGACATCGAAAGCGGGGTCGCTTGCACTGCTGACGAACAAGAAGAGTTTCACGCTACACACTAACTCAACAAGGAAACGCAAAATGCTAACAATGACAATCGCAGGAAACGTGGGCAAGGACGCTGTGTTGCGAAACACGCAAGGCGGTGATCCTGTGCTGGGTTTTTCCATCGCCGTCGACAACGGCAAGGATAAGAACGGAAACAAGCGCGATAGCACTTGGGTGCAATGCAGCATCTGGGGCAAGCGGGCTGACAGCCTAAGCAGCCACATCGTCAAAGGCACAAAGCTGGTGGTGTCTGGACGCCCTAACGTGGATGTTTACGAAGGCAAGGGCCGCTTAACACTCTCGGTGCAAGACCTGACGTTTATGGGCGGCACAAAGGAACGCAACGAACAAGAACCGCAGATCAACAGCCGTTCTGATCTAGATGATGAGATTCCATTTTGAGCGAGCGCATGGAATACAACATCGTTAAAGACCAGCGTGGCGTTTTGCACACCATACTGGATTCAATGCAACGTGGTGACGAGGTGGTATATCACATTGGGGAATACGCTTCTGGCAAGCATAAAGCTGATGCGCTGCAACTTTACAAGGAAGGAAAATGCATTCTTTACCAGCGCAAACTAGGTGCTGGAAAGTTTGCCTACATTGCCCGTAAACCAATCAAATTGTGAGGGTCTGGCAGGTGGGTGATCCAGTGGGAATGGGCGAGGTCTACTTGCCAAGCAGAGACAGCAAAGAAGCATACAATGCAGCGTGTAATGAGGAATTGTTAGACAGCGCTGCACGATACGCGATGGAACTGAGGACAGTTGAGGCAAGACGGGATTTCATTGCAACTTGGCGCGAGAACCAACGCAATGCACTCAAAGCAAAAATCAAAACCTTATGGGAGAAACGAAATGACTGACCTGATCAAGCGCGATGATGCGCTGGCTGAACTGGAGGGGAACAAATGAAACTACTTGCCATATTACTGATCACATGGATCGACGGATCACAGTCTGGCTACAAACTACCAGCCGACATGGATTGCGGCGACCTGATGGACGAAGCCCTAGCCTTGGCTAAAGCCCATGATATGGAATACACTATGATGCGCTGCATCTACACGGATCAGATCATCGTCAGCCCACGGCCTATGCCACGCCCAAAGGATTTGTCTTGATGATTGTAGAAATTCGGGGCCAAAGGTTTCCTACAGTCCGCGCAGCTGCGGCAGCGATGGATGTAACAGAAGAAGCAATCTATTCAGCACTGGCCCGTGGGCGCATGGACATGGTAGGTCTAGGCACAACAAAAAAGAGACCCGTCACTATCGAGGGGGTGCATTTCTCCACAATGGCCTCAGCGGCAAGAGCGCTTGGCTTCAGTTCATCGCACTTCAAGCGGGTAATTGACTCTACTAACCCAGCAACAATCTTGCGAATAAAGGCAGCGGCCATTCGCTACAAGGAGAACATCAAATGAACCGAGAACAAATCTTACAGACCGCAAGTCAATACATTACCAAGGACCGCGATGCCACGCATGGGGATGCGGAAGACAACTTTGACAACGTGTCAGACCTCTGGTCATGGTGGATGGATGGGCGCGACAGGTGCGTTTTTAATGGTCTTGATGTTGCCATGATGATGGTGCTGTTTAAAATCGCTCGCATCAAAGGCAACCCAGATCACGTTGATAGCTATGTGGACGCCGCTGGGTATCTTGCAATCGCAGGAGAAATCCAATGTATGGAACGCTAGACCGTCACAAGGACGAACAAATCTTAATGGCGCTGCACCTCGTGGAGAACATGAGCATGACGCACACTAAAGCCGCTACTATTGTTGGAATGACAAAGAACGCTTGCATCGGGGCAATAGCGAGAGTGCGAAACGAACCAACTGGTGTTCATAGCATCATTCGCAAACCTGAGAACAAAGACCACAGTCAAAGACCATTGTGGTGGTTCGATCCAACGTCAGAGTTTGGGTTATCAATTCTTGATACCATTGCTAAACAAAATGGACTACAATCCTGAATATGCCAGAAATTAGAGTGGATATGAGCAAGGTAGATCAGGAAGTGGCACATGAGGTTGCCAATGACATCCTGCTTTTTTTTGCTGATATACATGATGAAGGCGTCAGCATCTTAGATATGATCGTGTCGCTTGGCATTGTGATGGAGATAATGATTGAGCAAAGTGCTGGACAGGTGGCGTACACCAGAAGCCACTGAGTATCGTAAGCTATACCAGACTAAACAATGGCAGCAGTTAAGGCGCCGTGTTTTGTTAAGGGATGGTTACAGATGCCAGCACAAACAATGTGGTGTGCTTCTAAAGAGGGGAAGAACAGATCCAAGATCCGCTATTGTTCACCATATTATTGCCCATAAGGGTGACTTAGATTTGTTTTTCGACTATAACAATCTGCAAGCAGTATGCTGGTCTTGTCACTCTGGTGACATCCAACAGTCCGAATATCACGGGTTTGATCTATCCATAGGGGATGATGGCTGGCCCATTGACCCGCGACACAGGGGCAATCGCTAATGGAAATTCGTCAGAAGAACAGTTTGCCTTGGTCACATCACCTTGCCATTGGCAACATGTACCAAGCCCATGTGCATCACCAATTCGGTCGGCATCTAACCATCGGCACGACTTATGCGCCTGTGTCCGATACGGGCCTTTACAGGACGCCACAGCCAGCCGCTGCAACAGCACTTCGCATCAAGGCTGGTGGTAACGCAGGAGACACCGCTAGCGGCGCTGGTGCGCGTTCTGTAAGGCTGTGGGGGCTGAATGCAAGCGGGGATGAGATAACTGCTATCATCGCAACCAATGGTGCATCAGCATCAGCCGCAACCGCTGTGACATTTATTCGCCTGTATTTGGCAGAGGTATATGAAAGCGGGACATACGGCACGGCAACGGCTGGGTCACACCTTGGCAACATTACGATTCAAAATGCGGCAGGGACAGAGGATTGGGGCCAGATACAACTGAACGGCTTTCCAAGCGGAACAACGGGTATCGGTTCGATCACTGTTCCACGCAATCATGTGGGCCTGATAACATCCATTCAGATCAATCCTGAAGTGCAAGCCAACAAGTCAACAGATGTGCTGATCCTAAAACGTGAAAGCATCTTACAAACGGCAGCACCTTACAAGCCAATCGTAAAGATTCAGGAAATTATTGGCATGGTTTCAAACTTTGAGATTACTTTTGATATGCCTATGGTCGTGCCAGAACTGACCGACATTGGCGTTCTTGCCAAGGTAAGTGGCGGAACAGGTGCTATCAGCGTCGATATGGAAGTGATTTTTCTTGAAGCAGAAAGTTATCCATAGGGGGGGGTATATGCGATCCCTATAGGCAAAACATCCAAAC